AGATATTTATAGATAAAACTCTATGAATAAGGCTCAAATGTTATATGAAATTGGGAAATGTATAAAGGACCCAATTTATGCTATAGAAACCTATCTTGAAACAGAAGATAGAACACAAAATGGTATTGTACCATTTAAATTATTCCCAAGACAAAAAGAATTAATTATAGCTTATGTTAATAATCAGCATAATATAGTTATGAAACCTAGACAAGCAGGAATAACTACAACAACCGCGGCTTATTTAGCGATTGTAACTACTTTAGCGTCAAATAAAAGTACACAAAAAATATTGATAGCGGCTAATAAACAAGAAACAGCAAAAGAATTTCTTAAAAAAATTAAAGATTTTACAAAACAATTACCTAGTTGGATGGATGTTTACAGAAATCCAAATTCAGATGAATGGTTTGATAGTGAAAAAAATTCAAGTTCACATTATAAATTATGGAATAATAGTGAAGTTAAGGCGGTTGCTTCTTCAAAAGATGCTTTAAGGGGGTACACACCATCGGTTATTGTTGTTGATGAGGCAGCATTTATTGAGGGTAATAAGGGTGAAGAATTTTATACCGCGGCACAACCATCACTCTCCACTGGGGGACGTTCAATTTTAATTTCAACCCCTAATGGTTATGACCCTCTTTATCATAAAGCTTATGCAAATGCTAAATCTGGTGATAATAATTTTTATATAACTGAAATGAAATGGTATGAAGACCCTAGATATAATAATGGTATGACGTGGGTTAAAAAAGAAAGAAATAAAGATGGTGAAGAAACTATAGAAACAAAAGAGGAATTTGATAAAAGTAAGTGGAATGATTTAGTTAAAGATGGTTGGGAGCCCACTTCAGAATGGTTTGAAAATATGTGTGCACAACTTAATCATAACCCACGTAGTATTTCCCAAGAACTTTTATGTAGTTTTTTAGGTTCAGGTGATAATGTTATTGTTGAAAAATATGTAGAAAGACAAAAAAAGGATAATGTTAAAGACCCAATTAGAAAAGAGTGGATGGATGGTAATATGTGGATTTGGGAAGACCCAACTAAAGACCATCAATATATATTAGCTGCAGACCCTTCTAGTGGTTCTTCTGATGATTTTGCTGGCATTTGTATTTGGGATTATACTACTGGATATCAGGTTGCGGAATATAAAGGAAAGACCGCCCCAGATATTTTAGGTGAAATATGTAAATATTATGGAGAATCGTATAATGCTTTCATAGTTGTTGACATTACGGGTGGTTGGGGAGCCTCTACAGTTCTTAAATTAATTGAATTGGGGTACTCTAAAAAATCAATGTATTATGATGTCACTGTAGGTATAGATGTATTAGAAAATAATAGAACTTTACAAAAACATATGAATAAAGGTAAATTACCAGGAATTAATTTTCAAAAAAATAGAAATACAATAGTATCTGAGATGGAAAAATCTATTAGAATGGATACCTTTAAAGTTAGGTCAATTAGAGCTATTAATGAAATGGACACTTTTTCACATATTAATGGTAGACCCGACCATATGAAAGGTTACCATGATGACCTTTTAATGTCTATAGGTATGTGTTGTTTTGTTGGGATGACATCTTTTAAAGATTTAGAAAAATCTAAAGGTCAAGCTAAAGCAATGATTGATAGTTGGTCTATTACTACGACAAATAGTGAAGATATTAGTGAACTTGATGAAGTTATTAATGGCTTTATTGTAGATAAGGTAGAAAATACACAAACCCTTCAAAATACAAAGGAACATCTGTGGCTTTTTAATGGTTTATTTGGATTTAAAGGTAAATAAAAATGGCAAAAAAATGTAATATAAATAAGGAAGGACCTTGTATATCGTCAAATAGTCCCTTCCCAAATAATAAAAATGTTAGAGCCGGTTCAGGTCCAATAAGATATAGTTGGGAACCTATTAAAGGTGATAAAAAATCTAAACCAACTAGTAAATTAGATGGTTGTGATGAAATTAATGGATATGATAATATAGTACAATATGTTTTTGAAGTGATACTTACCACAGAAGGTTATGGAAATCATTTAGCATATGTAGACTGTGATTATGTATTTTAGAACCATTCACATTATGTTATTAATTATTATTTTTTAGATAATATTTATATATTATGGCAAACAAAGATTTAACAGTATATCAAAAATTATTTTATCTATTTGGGCAGGGTCAAGGACCTAAAACAAATATTGTAAATTCTAAATTTAAATTAACAGATAATGATTTAATTGTAACACAATCTAAACAAGATTATAATAAAACTAAATTAGAGTTACAACAACAAAAATATTTAGAATCACAATGGACTAAAGTCGATAGTGAATTATACCAGAAATCTGTATACTATGAAACATCTAGATTAGCATCATACATGGATTATGAGGCAATGGAATTTACTCCGGAAATATCGGCTTCATTAGATATTATGGCAGAAGAGAGTTGTACATTAAATGAACAAAACAATATAATGGGGATTTATTCTGATTCATCTAGAATAAAAAAGGTTCTTGAAGATTTATTTTATAATATATTAGATGTACACACTAATCTACCTATGTGGGTTAGAAATACATGTAAATATGGTGATAATTTTGTTTACCTTAAAATAGACAATAAAAAGGGTGTCGTTGGAGCCTCACAACTTACAAACATAGAGATTGAGAGAAAAGAAAATGGTATGTTTCCCTTTTCAAGACAAGACACTATCAGTGATAACGCGGCAGGTAGTGAGGATGATGTAAGTAAAAAACAAGTAACATTTGTTTGGAAGGATAAGAATTTAATTTTTAATGCATGGGAAATTGCACATTTTCGTTTAATGGGGGATGATAGAAAATTACCATATGGTACAGCAATATTAGAAAAAGTTAGAAGAATATGGAAACAACTTCTTTTAGCTGAAGATGCTATGTTAGTTTATCGTGTCACAAGAGCACCAGAAAGAAGAGTTTTTAAAGTTTATGTTGGTAATATTGATGATGAAGATGTTGAGGCATATGTACAAAAAGTTGCAAATAAATTTAAAAGAACACAAACTACAGACCAACAAACTGGCCAAGCTGATATTAGATATAATACATTAGCCGTTGACCAAGACTATTTTGTACCAGTTAGAGACCCACAAGCATCAATGCCAATCGAGACTTTACCAGGGGCACAAAATTTGGACCAAATAGCTGATATTCAATATATACAAAGAAAATTAGTTACAGCCCTAAGAGTTCCAAAAACATTTTTGGGGTTTGAAGAACCAATTGGTGAGGGTAAAAATTTAGCCTTAATGGATATTAGATTCGCTAGAACTATAAATAGAATACAACAGTCTATAATACAAGAATTAAATAAGATAGCTATAATACATTTATATGTCTTAGGTTTTCATGATGAACTAAATGATTTTGTGTTAAGTTTAACAAACCCATCAACACAGGGGGAGATGTTAAAAATTGAACAATGGAAAGAAAAGGTGATGTTATATAAAGACCTTGTTTCAGCTGTAGATGGTGGCATATCACCCTCGTCACATACATGGGCTAAGAAAAATATATTTAATTGGTCTGAAGATGAAATTATGTCTGATTTAGAACAACAGAGACTTGAAAGAGCGGCATCAAAAGAACTTGAGATGACACCAGAAATTATAAAGAAAACGGGTTTCTTTGAAAAAGTGGATAAACTTTATGGTGAATTACCTATGGACCAAGGAGCCGAAGGTGAAGAAGCTGGCACCGATGCTGGTGGTGAAGCTGGTGGATTTGGTGGTGAAGCTGGTGGATTTGAAGCTGGTGGATTTGGTGGTGGTGAAGAATTTGGTGGTGAAGAAGCTGGTGGTGAAGCTGGTGGGTTTGGTGAAAGCTTTAGGGGTGATGAAAAAATAATAGATAAACTACTATTAGAGGGTAAGAAAAAAAATGAAGAAATTTTTATGATGACTGAAGGTATAGATGACCTTATAAATAACAATAAAAATGGAGAAGATAAGTAATTTTTTAGAACACTTATTAATTTCGGCATATTTATTTTAAAATAATATTATGAATTTTGGTACTATTAAAGATATTTTTATTGAGAGATTGGTAGAATCCCATATTTCTGGTGAAAAAAGTGGAAAAAACCTATATAAAAAGTTTTTACAAATAGTAAAAGAAAATGAAACTTTAAAGACAGCTTTTATTGTTTATAAAAATATTGAAGGTAATACAATAAAGGATAAATTTGAGGCCAATCAATATTTAAAAGAAAATTTATCTTTAGTAGAAAATTTTAGAGGTAAAAATTCTATAATAGAACAAACAAAAAAATTAACTAAAATTTTAACAAAAAATAATGTTGATTTTAAGGATAAAGACACAAAAGAACTACACGAATCACTACATGTTTTAACAACTACAACTAATCGTATCAATACCGTTAATAAACTACATAAATCTAGAGTAAATGTTATAGATTGGTTAACAAGTAGTAAAATAGAAGAAGAAAAAAGTGAGTACGTTAAAGAAAACATAAATCCTAAAAAATTCTTAAATATAGCTGTAGAAAAATTTAATGAAAAATATTCAGACCTAACTGAAGAGGAAAAGGACATATTGAAAACACTCAAAGAATCTAAATTAGACGATTTAAAGAGAATGGTTTCAAAATTAGTTAAAGACACTATAAGTATCGTTAACGAAAATTTAGATAAATATAAAAATAATGTTACAATAAAAGAAAAGTTATTAGAAACTAAAGACGTTATTTATAGAACATCTAGTGATGAGGATATAAAAAATATGAGTGATAAGATTTTGGAATTATACGATTTAAAAAATAAATTTAATAATGAGTAATGATATAGAATTTTTTAACATATTTTATAATTATATAAAAAATTATAAAATATGTCAGAATTAATAGTCCCAGTTATAACAGCCATTATAGGTATTTTTGGAACCCTATTAGCTTTATGGTATAGAAATAAATTAGAAAAAGCTAAATTAGACATGGAGTGTCCTATTGGTAAATGTATTATGGAAGATGCAGAACTTCTAAATAAATTAGAAGAAATGTTAAAAGATATAAAATCAGATAGAATTTCCATATATTCTTTTCATAATGGTGGGGAGTATTATTCTGGAAAATCAATGCAAAAAATGTCTGTATCATATGAGGTGGTTGCTAGAGGTATCGCTAGAGTTCAAACAGAAAGACAATCTATTCCAGTATCTGCAGCGATAAGTACATTAAAACCAGTGATGGTAGATAAAATAATGCATTTCCCAAGTATAAAAGATTATCCAGAGTCAATATGT